CCAGAACGCACTTTTATGTTGCCTCTTGTAATTTTGAGAAGATAGCACAATGAAGCGTGGTGTAAAGAAAGTAAACAGGTCAACATGGTTAAAAGCCGGTGGGGCTTTCCCTGAAAAGCCCACTGGTGTCAATGCACTGAATGCAGCTGAATTGCGATATTATAAATGGATTGTACCAGCTATGCAGGAAGTGGGTTTTGGTGGACAGTCTGACCTGATGGTGGTGATCCTAGCATGCAGAATAGCAGTCAGAGCAGACCTGTTGAGAAAAAGTCTGGAAGGATTAACCGATCTGTTGATACCAGGACAGCGGGGGGCACAGATCCATCCAGTGGTTCAGGAATTGAGCCGGACGGAAAGCAGACTAAAAGACGTGTTAGCAGCACTGTACCTAAGCCCGAGAACCCGAGGGTCCTCAAAACTCCCAGTAAATCTGGAAGCAGAAATCAGCGGAAACCCAGCAGAGGAACAGAATCCGATCCTGAAACTGTTGCAGAGCTAACCACAGACCTAGTGACCATCGGACAGCAGAAGGCACTGCAAGTAAAAAGGTTCTTTGAACGGTGTTTGACCCATCAGCAGGGTAGCCTAGCTGGGCACAGTTTCGCGTTATCTGAATGGCAATTTACCGACATTATCCAGCCACTGTTTGGCACCATCAGGGCTGATGGACTGAGACAGTACAGGACTAGCTATATCGAAATTCCCAGAAAGAATGGCAAGTCGACCCTGTGTGCAGGGATTGCACTGTATCTGCTTCTGGCTGATCCAGAACAGGGTGCAGAAATAGTCAGTGCTGCAGCAGACAGGGAACAGGCTTCCATTGTTTTTGATCTTGCAAGCAGGATGGTCCAGTCTAATAAGCTTCTTTCTGAACAGTGTCATGTGTTGAGAAAAGAGATCATCACAAAATCAGGCAACAGGTACAGGGCACTGTCTGCTGATGCATATACCAAACACGGCATGAACTGTTCAGCAATCATTTTCGATGAATTACATGCACAGCCAAACCGTGAACTGTGGTCTGTACTGACCACCAGTGTGGCTGCAAGGCTGCAACCACTCACAATGGCAATCACCACGGCTGGTCACGACAGAACCAGCCTGTGCTATGAGATGCACAGCTACGCAAAATCTGTGTTGGATGGATCCATCCAAGATCCCACATTCCTACCCATCCTGTATGCAGCAGGGGAAACAGACGACTGGAAACTGGAATCCACATGGAGAAAAGCAAACCCCGGTTATGGAATCAGTGTCAGACCAGAGTATTTAGCACAGGCTGCAGCAGAAGCTGCAACATCACCAGCAAAAGAGTTAGCATTCAGGCGACTGCACCTGTGCCAGTGGACCGACACTGTCACCAGGTGGCTGTCATTCGATCTGTGGGACCAGTGCCAGTGTCCCAGACCAGATCTGGATGGTAGACCCTGCTATGGGGCACTGGACCTGTCCAGTACACAGGACTTATCTGCTTTTGTCTTAGCATTCCCACTGGATGATGGGACTGTGTGGGTGGAACCCCACTGCTGGGCACCACGGGGTGTTTTGAAACAGAGAGAAAGATCTAACAGAATGAGGTATGACCAGTGGGTGGGCAGTGGTCACCTGAATGTGACAGATGGTGATGTGATCGAATATGAGGAAGTGTATGCCCAGATCAAGAGACTTGCCACACAATACAGGATACAGGATATTGCAATTGACAGATGGAACTGTGCCCAGCTTGCCCAACAGATGCAGTCAGATGGTCTACAGGTGGTGGCTTTTGGTCAGGGTTACGCTTCTATGTCACCAGCTGCAAAAGACTTTGAAACATTGTTGGCAAGCAAGAAAATCAGACATTCTGGTCATCCAGTATTGCGATGGTGTCTAGGAAACTGTTCAATAGAATCTGATGCAGCAGGCAATATAAAACCGAGTAAAAGCAAGAGTTCTGAAAAGATAGATGCACTGATTGCATCAATCATGGCTGTGGCCAGGTCCAGAGTAGGGGAAGCAGGGGGCAGAATCGGACACAATGCACCATCTGTGTATGAATCAAGGGGGATGATGACCTTATGAACCTAGCTGAAAGGCTCATGTCATCCATCACTAGGGCTGCATCCTATTTTGTAGGCAGTCCCAAAAACCGTATGCCCAATCTCAGGGACCCAGCACTCAACAGCTTCTTTGGTGTGCCCACCAGCACTGCTGGTGTTGCTGTCTCAGAAGACACTGCACTGACCTACAGTCCTGTGTTTCAAGCCATTAGAATCATCAGCGAAACCATCGCAAGTCTTCCACTGCATGTGTATGACAAGCAGCCTGGTGGTAGGGTCAGAATCGATGACATTGCTGTGGCCTATCTGCTGAAAACTCAGCCTAATTCAGAAAGTTCAGCTTTCCAATTTAGGGAATCAATCGTAGCACATGCCCTCTCATGGGGTAATGGTTTCGCTGAAATAGAACGCGATGTATTCGGCAACATCAAAAACCTGTGGCTACTTCCACCAGATCTGGTCAAGATCGACCGGGACACCAACGGGAACCTGTTCTACAAATACCAGATTCCCGGTAGTTCTGTGGTCAGGCTTGCACCATCAGATGTGTTTCACATAGCTGGTCCCGGTTTCGATGGGATCACAGGCTACAGCCCCATCAGGCTTGCACGGGAATCCATTGGACTGGGTATGGCTTGCGAACAATTCGGGGCTGGTCTGTTTGGGTCTGGGGCTAGACCATCTGGGATGTTAGAACATCCCGGTAGGCTGTCTGATGATGCTAGGGGCAGACTTCGAGGGGACTGGGAGAGACTGCACAGTGGGCTGGATAACAGCCACAGGGTAGCCATTCTGGAAGAGGGAATGAAATGGACAGCCACATCCATTCCGCCTGATGATGCACAGTTCCTACAGACCAGAAAATTCCAGATAGAGGAAGTGGCTAGATGGTTTAACATCCCACCATCAAAACTCAGGGACACAGGTGGGGTTTCCTATTCGAGTCTGGAACAAGAAAACATCGCATTCCTTTCTGAGACCCTGAGACCATGGCTGGTCAGAATTGAACAGGAAATCAAAAGAAAATTGCTTCTTCCTGAATCTGACAGCTACTATGCCGAACATTCAGTAGAGGGTCTGTTACGCACAGACCTAGCTGCACGGTATGCAGCCTATGCTGTCGGTCGAAACTGGGGCTGGTTAAGCATCAATGAAATTCGGGCACTTGAAAATCTAGAACCAGTACCAGGTGGGGATGTTTACCTGCAACCATTGAACATGCAGCCACTGGATGGACCTGGTGGGGCACAGGCACCACCAGCGGCACCATCTGTTACCACAGCCCCAACCACAGCCCCAGCACTGACACCAACAGCAGACACACCAGACAGCGCAACTGCATCTGTTGGTTCTGATGCTGGGGCTGTCATCCACAGTGCTGCATGGTGTGAAAAACTGGCACAGGATATGACAGACCACCAGATCCCATCCTGTGAACATGGCTATACCAACAGATGCAGGATCTGTGGCATTGAAAGGGAAAGGGTACTGATCCCACCACCAGAACCAGGTGGACAGCACAGTTGGGGGATCAAGTGGTCACCAATTGTGAAATCACCCACAGCAGAAAGGTCAGGTGGTCCAGATGGAAACTAGGGCACTGGGGACCATGGGTGTGGATTCTGGAAGGCTGGTGGGCTATGCAAGCGTGTTTGGCCCACTGTCTGAAGATCTGGGCGGTTTCCGTGAAAGAATCGCACCAGGGGCATTTAATCGCACATTACAGAACAAGTCTTCTGATGTGCGGGCACTGGTGAACCATGACAGTACTATGGTTTTGGGAAGGCGACAGAATGATACTCTGCAACTGTCTGTGGACAGCACAGGGTTAAAGGTGACCATCAATCCACCATCCACCAGCTACGCTGCAGACCTGATGGAACTGGTCAAGCGGGGTGATGTGTCCCAGATGTCATTCGGATTTATTGTCACACCTGGTGGGGAATCATGGGGTGTGGAAGACGGTGTCAAAATCAGAACTGTATCTGATCTGGAACTATTAGAGGTTTCAGTGGTGTCCATTCCAGCATATCCTGACACCACAGTAGCTGTCAGGGGGCTGGGTCTGTGGGAGTCTGACAGACTGCAAAAGCGTCTGCAGAATCGGGGGAATCGTATAACATTACTGCAGCTGATGCTGCCGGGGGGCTGATTTATGAACGAACGACAGAAGCTGGCACAACAGCGAGCAGGGCTTGTCAAGCAGGCTAAGGGTCTGCATGACCTAGCATCACATCGGGAATGGACACCAGAAGAATCGGCTAAGGTGGATGATATCGTAGCACAGATTCAGGCACTGGATACCAGGCTGGTAGCTGCAGAAGAATACATTGCAGCAGATTCAGCCGAAGATACCACGGAAGCAGAACCAGCGGCTGAACCAGCGGCTGAACCAGCGGCTGAACCAGAACAGCCACAGCAGAACAATCTTGCACGCCGGATTGAAAAGTTAGAAGGTCTTCTACGTTCCAACCGCCGGACTGCACCAGCTCCACTGGGATCCCCTGCTTTTGTACGGGATTTCAATGACCGCCGTCTGGAATCAGATCGCCGATCTGCATTGCAGGGCTGGTGCTTGGGCCGTGAAGCCACTGCACAGCATCGTTCAGCTGCACAGCGAACTGGGCTGGATCTGAACAATGATCGACTGGTTCTGAAGCGGGCACAGTCCACCACGGTGGGTGATGGTGGCTACACCATCCCACAGGGATTCCTCGCAGAATTGGAAAAGCGATTGTTGTACTACAACAACCTTCGCAGTGTCTGTCGGGTTATCCGCACCGACACCGGAAACCCACTCCCATTCCCTGTCACTGATGACACAGGAAACCCTGCAACCATTGGTGCAGAAAACACAGCACCATCAGAAACAGCCATGACCTTCACACAGGTCCTGCTGGGTTCCTATCGGTATGAATCGCTGGTACTGACCAGCAATGAACTGTTGCGGGATTCCGGTCTGGATCTTGCATCTGAAATCGGTGGTATGCTAGGCGAACGTATCGGTAGAAAGGAAGTCACTGACTTCACGACTGGGAACGGTACAACAGCCCCACAGGGTGTGGTGACAGGATCCAGCACTGGTGTAGCTGGTGCAACCACCACTACCATCACTTTGGCTAACATCATGGGACTTATTGGATCCCTTGATTATGCATACCAGCAGGGTGCAAGTTTCATGATGCATCAGGCAGTGTGGAACACGATTCTGCAACTGGCTGACAGTCAGTCCAGACCACTGTTCCTCGACTTGCTGAATGGGAATGCCCCTAAGCTTTTGGGGTATCCAGTCATTGTCAACAATGCCATGGCTTCCAGCATTGCAGCCAGTGCTAAGACTATCCTGTTTGGTGATTTCAGCAAGTACATGATTCGTGATATCGGTGATATTGAAATCATCCGATTGAATGAACGGTATGCTGAAAAGTACCAGACTGGTTTCCTGTCAATCCATCGGTCAGATGCTAAGGTCATGCAGACCAACGCGATCAAGCGGATTACCCAGCCTGCATCATAAGGTGATCCATGAAAGTTAAGGTCCTGATCCACTGTGTGGGCACTCATGAAAATCACTGGCCTGGTACTGTCATTGACGTACCAGACAGCGATGGACAGAGGATGCTGGATGCAGGGCTAGCAGAACTGGTGGTGGTTTCAGCAGTGGTTCCTACCATTGTTGAAACCCCAGAATCTAAGCGTAAAAAGAGGTTTGAATCCCGATGAATCTAAAGGTGTTGGCCCAGCCTGCTGTGGAACCCTGCACCTTAGCAGAGGTGAAAGCCTACTGCCGTGTTGACAGCACAGATGATGATTCCACCATAGCTGGAATCATGGCTGCAGCTAGGGAATATGTTGAAAGACACACCAAAAAAACTTTAATCTACACAGCTTACAGACTGACACTAGACGCTTTCCCTGCATGGGACGATATTGAATTACCCAGAATCCCAGCCATTATTGCACCATCAGCCACCATATCAGGTGTCAATTATGACACACCCAGAATCAAATACTGGGATGGTGATGGTAACCAGCAGACCATGGTTGTGGATGTAGACTATGAACTGTTGCTGGACGATAACCCACCACGAATAGTGCTACCCGCTACAATGCTGTGGCCTATTACTCTGGTCTACCAGCGGGGTGCAGTGGAAGTGGATTTTGTGGCTGGGTATGGTTCTGCACCTGGTGCAGTCCCACCACTGCTACGAATGGCTGTCAAAATTCTGACAGCCCACTGGTATGAACACAGGGATGCAGTAGGTTCCTATGGGACCGAAGTCCCACTGGCACTGGCTAACATTCTGTCCCTGCATGATTCAGGGGGTTACAACTAATGCCCCTAACCACCATCGGCACAATGAGACACAGGCTGATCCTACAGTCCCCCACAGACACTGTGGACAGCTATGGACAGCCTATTAGAAGCTGGACCACCTACACCACGGTGTGGGGACAGGTCATTGCACAGGGTGGGACAGAGGTTCAGCAGGCTGGACAGCTGTCTGGTCTGGTCACATACCAGGTAGTCATCAGGACCCTGTCCACAGTTGGGATGACACACAGAATGATCTGGGAAAACAAAACCCTGAACATCCAGTCTGTGATCCCACTGGATGGGGAAAGGAAGTTCATCAGAATTGTGGCTATCGAGGAACAGCCCTGATGGGTAGACCATTCGGAATAGATCTGCATGTGCAGGGGCTGGATGTGATGAAAAGGATTCTGGGAGACTTCCCAAAATCCTTAAATGCAGCATTCAAACGGTCTGCAACCATGACTGGAAGAATAGTCAAGAATGCAGCAAAAGCACGGGCACCTAGCAGAAAGAAGTCCATCAGGATAGGTAGCAAAAGTGTCGCCATGTATGGCACTTCTGGATCACTTAAAAAGTCTATAGACAATGTGGCAAGAAAGCCAAAAAACGCACAGGGTACATCCACATGGATAGGAATAATTGGTGCAAGAAAAGGCTTGGGGGCTGTCGGGTGGGTCAAGTGGTACAAACGGGCTAAGGGACAGCCCACCTATAAAAACACCACGGTTTCCATTGAACCCAGCAGGTATTCCCATCTGGTAGAGAATGGATCCATGAATAAGCTATGGCGCAGTGGGCGCATGGTACAGGTTCCAGCTAGACCATTCTTAAGACCAGCGATGGATGCATCGAAATCACAGGCTGTTTCGATTACATCAGATAGCGTCAATAAAGAAATTGAGAAACTGGTCAAGTCTGGGAAAGCATCCCCTGTCAGTAATGGGGAAACATCATGAGTCTACTAGGGAAGGTACTCAGGACCTACCTGACAGAACAAACAGGGTATTCAGCAACCATACCTGGTGGAATCAGTCCAGAGGTCACAGGGACTGGTCTACCGCTACCATTCGTCCACTATGCTGGTGTGTCCAGACAGCGAACACAGCTAGTGGGTAACACCAGCATTTACTACACTGAACGGGTGACATTCGCCTGTGCAGCTACCACCAGATCTGGTGTTCAGACTGTGGTGGACTGGATAACATCAAAGATCGCACTGGCTTCAACAAGAACTGTTATGTCTGGTGTCACTGTCCACACATTACGGGTGGATGACGAAGGGGACATAGCTGAATTCCTTGCAGACGGTGCAGATGAACCAGTCCGAACCACGACAGTGGATGTAATAGGTTCCTATGAAATAACTTAAGGGGGTGATCCATGGCTATTCAGTTTCCAGCAGGGGCAGTGGCTTCAATCAACACATTGACAGCAGGGTCACCTGGCACAGCTACTGTGTTAGTCAATGTAAAAAGTATCGGTGGTTCTGCTGTTACGCGTGCTATGGCTGATGTGACAGCACTGGGTGACACCACCTTGCAGCGGTTACCCAGCAGGAATGACAAGGGAACTTTGCAGATTACGTTTTATCTGGATGACACAGCCACAGCTACTAACCAGATAACAGTCTTGAAAGCCCGATTGACAGGTGGAACACACACCAGAATCACAGTAAACCTTTCATCGGGTTCCACGATTGATGACCTGTTCCAATATGATGGGTATGTGACAGAAGTGGGCGAACCAGAAATTGCATCGTCTGATGATGCACTGCAATACACGGTTACCATGCAACGGTCTGACAAGTACTAAGGGGTGATGTATGGGTCTGAACAGGGAACAGCTACTAGCAAAGGCTAGGCCCAAAATCATAGAAGTCCCAGTCCCAGAATGGGGTGGGACTATTCATTTACGGGACATCACAGCTGGTCAGAGGGACCAGTATGATGGTTACCAGATCGACCAGCAGGGGCAGAGTAAGTACACAGATTTCAGGGCTAGACTTCTGGTCCTGTCGATTTGTGATCAGGATGGAACCAGGCTGTTCACCGATGCAGAGGTGTCCACCATCAGCAGTCTACCAGCACATGTGGTGGACAGGCTGTGGGACCAGGCTGCACTGTTATGTGGATTGAAGACAGAGGAAGTGGAAAAAAACTAAGAAAAAGACCAGTCAGGCGGGTGATGTTCCGTCTGGCTGGTCATCTGGGCTGCACTGTTGCCGAATTAGAACAGAGGCTGTCCAGTTCTGAATTAACAGAATGGGTAGCACTGGCTTGGCTAGACCCATGGGGAGAGTACAGGGCTGATGTTCGGGGGGCTGTTGCTGCATGGGCCTCTGTGGCTGCATGGTCATCACAGTCTAAAGTTCAGGACTTTTTACCTGCTGATCCATGTGCAATCCCAGAACCAAAAAGTGTAGAATCAAAAACGGCAGAACAGAAAAAAGTGGCTAGCCTAGACGAACTGGCTGCAGCCAAAATGTACCTGACCAGTCTGGGACTGGTTCCAGTCAAGGGGGCAGACAATGGCTAGTATTGCAAAAATGTCTGTCCAGATGGGCTGGAATGGGGAAGAAGCTGAAAAGGGTGCAGCTTCCATGACAAAAACCTTACAGAAGGTGGAAGCTGCAGCCAAGTCCAGCAATGACAAAATGAAAGAAGCTGGGAAACCAGACTCAAAAGAAGAAGCGATTTTCCAGAAAAAACTAGCCAACATGAACGAACTGCAAAGGCAACAGGCAATTGCTTTTGAGGAAACGAAAAAGCGCAGAATGGCCATGACTGCGGAAGAAGTCAAAGCAGATATCGCAAAAGAAAAGAAGACAAAAGAAAAAGAAATGTTTGCTGAATCCCTGAAAAACATGAATGCACTTGAACGTGATAAAGCACTGAAAGACAAAGAAACTCAAAAACGCCGCATGAACATGACTAAGGAACAGATCTTAGCAGACATAGAAGCTGAAAAGAAAAAGGAAGAAGCCAAAAAACCGAAGGCACCTGGTGCAGGGTTCTTTACCGAAGCACTGTCTGGAATCACTCTGCTTAAGGGTGCTTTTGATATGTTGGTACTGGGACCCATTCAGGCTTCTATCGGGATTCTGAAACTGGGTGGTGATGCACAAGCCACACAGATCAAGTTAGGGTACATGGCTGGTTCTGCTGTTCAGGGTGTGGACGCATTCCGAAAACTGCAAAAGCAGGCTGCAGACACTGGGATCCCATTAGCTAGCCTAACAAAATCACTTACCACATTAACTGGTCTGGGCCTGTCTGTGCAGGCTGCAGGAAACACCATGGCAAGGCTGGGCAATGCTGTTCAGATTCTGGGTGGTGGTGCAGCTGGTGCAGATGCTGTGGCTGGTGCAATTGCACAGCTACGGGGTTCAGCCACAGCAACCGAGGGACCATTGCAGCAACTGCAAGCCAGTGGCTTAAAAGTTTTTGAAGCCATTGCAGAGGAACTGTCAGCAGTCACAGGGGAAGCACACAATGTGGAAACAGCGATGCAAAAGGTTAGGGACAATGCTGTCCTATCCAGTACAGCTATAGCTGCTGTTTTTCGTGCAAGTAATAACCCTGCTGCTACTGCTGCTGCTGAAGGAATCGGGGCAACATTCACCAGACAGCTGGACAAATTGCAGGAAGGGTTTACGGCCATGCTTACCAGCATTGGTGAAAGCCTGATCAATGCCCTAAACCCTGAACGTGTTATTGCTGTATTCAGGGGCGGTATGGAAGGTGTCAAGATTATCATTGACCAGATTTCAGAAAGTCTGGGACTTGCAATTGATCCTAAAAAGGGCATGCAATTAGAAAAAGTGTTTGCTGGTGCCAGGGACATGACTTTTGAAATTGCAGAAACACTGGTGAAAGCTGGTGCAGGACTTGCAGAAGTCATCCAACAGATTGCCAAACAGGTGGTGGAACTGGCCAACTGGTTAGCTAATGCAGAAGCAGAAATGGCTGCAAGAATAGCTAGAAATGCACCAGATCCCATGGGTGTGAGGGATCCAAACAGCCTAGCCAATAGGATGCTTCCAGATGAGGTGAAAGCTAATGCACCTGCTATTGCTGCAGCTAAAAGAGCAGAACCTATTAAACTGGGTGAAATCAATTTTGCACAAATGCAGGCGACAGCATTAGGTGTGTTGAATAAAGCAAGGGAAAGGGCTGCAGCTGGGGACAAAGCTGCAGCAGAAGCTGCAAACAAAGCTGCAGAAGCAAACGCTAATGTGGTTAAAGGTCTTAAGGATGTGGGCAAACAAGAAAAGCAACGCGTAGAAGATCTAGAAATGATAAATAAGGATCTGAAAGTAAAGACGCTGGATCTGATGCGTGCTAATGCCACTGCAATGGAAGAATTTAGCAGGAAGATCACAGACAGCCTGAATCAAGCTAAACAGGCAGTTGGTGCAGATGCAGCACTGAACCTGAAATTTAAACAGGGATTAAGACGACAGGTAGGAAAGGATCTTGAACAGCTGATCAAGGATTTTGGAACAGCCCCAGATCAGAACCTACCCCAGACCATGACTAGGGGTTCCAGTGCAGCAGTGGAACAGGAAATCAGAGCTAAGATGCAGCTAACAGAACAGGACTTCCAGTCCCAACTTAAGGCTGCAATGCTGAACCAGGCTAGACAGTCAGAACTACAGGTGGAACGGCTGGACAAGCTGGTCACTGCAGCTAATGAAGCTGGTGTGTTCGCACAGGCACAGCTTAATGAACAGAAACGAATTGCAGATGCACAAAAGGAAGCTGCAATGAATGCAGCAAAAGGAAAACCAGCTGTGGCTGTTGCACCTAAATAAAGGATACCTACCATGGCATATACACATTTTGTGGAAGTCGCAGAAGGCCGTACAGGTAATGTGGATCAGAAGTATCAGAGGACCTACACTAGGGTTTTCTTAGTCAGGACTAATAATTTCGCATATGGTCCAGCTTATGCAGGTAGTCACCCATCACTACCCAGAATCTGGTCAAGGTATCCAGAAGACACAAAAGCCTATTGCACCAGCATCACACCCACACAGGATCAAGGGGACCCCTACCTGTGGAGAATCACTGTCCAGTATGCATACATAGTTAATGAATCACCTGAACAGGAACAACAACAGGATGGACAGGACCCAGAAGAGAGGGTGGAAAACCCACTGCTACGTCCACGGGATTACACAGTCAGTACCACCAGTTATCCACTCGCTGTGAAATTCGACAGGTTCGGCAACAAAATAGCTAATTCTGCTGGTGATCCATTCCTACCACCTGTGGAAATAGTCAAGGGTGGGGCAACCATCACAGTGGGGCTGAACAGCCTGAATCCAGTCACATCCACATGGATAGCATCCATAGGGAAACTGAATCAGGCTTCATTCATTCTGGGACCGTATGCTGTTGGTGCAGGTTTAGCAAAATTGAATTCTGTGAATGCAAATAGGGTTTTTGAGGATGGTATATCTTACTGGCACTGGACACTGGTGTTTGAATACAGACCAGATGGGTGGTCTTTTGTTATTGCGAATGTGGGGAAACGTCAAAGGGCACTGGCCATTGATGAATTCGAGGACATCATATCACCTCTGGGTGGTATAGTTTCCACACCAGTTTATCTGGATGAATTCGGTTTTGCACGGAAACCAAGCGAAACTGCAACCTACCAGGTGTTCCATGTTTACCCCAGAATCGCGTTCCCCAGCCTATAAAAGAGGTGTTCCATGGCTGGTGGTTATCTTGTCGATGGTGACAGTTTCAGCAGGATCAGCAGGATGCTGTTGGACTTTGAATCTGGCCAATTGACTAACAGAAATTCAGACAATGTCTATTATGAAACCAGTACCAGTCCAATAATCCACCCTGTGCTGGTCACCAGTACCACCAAGAATGGTTATGGGTACTACGCTGGGAAACTGCTGAAATACGATTCAAAACTCAACACATACACTGAATTTTCAGACATTCTGATCAGGGATGTGAACAATGATGACCTGACCAGAAAAAGGTATCTGGGCCGTTTAGCTGGTTACAGTGCCGATTCCAAAATTGTGTACCTGGTGCAACTGGTAGCAGGTGTGACCAGTGGTGAATCTGGGTCTGGTGAATCAGGCAGTGGTTCTGGTGTGTTCTCTGGTGCATCTGGATCAGTAGCAAGTGGTTCTGTCATCAGTGGATCTGTGGTCAGTGGATCTGGTTCTGGTGTTTCTGGATCTGTGGTCAGCAGTGGTTCTGCTCCCTGCACAGGGACCTGTTACTACTGGTGGACAGGTATACAGTGGGCACTACAGTCCACCACCTGTTCTGATGCATGTGGACCCTGCACATTCCCCACCACACCAGGTACTGTGTTCGGGGAAACTCTGCTGGTTCCCTGTACTGCTGAATCAGGATCTGCACCAGATAGTGGACTGATCATCAGTGGGTCTGAATCTGGGTCTGGGTCTGGTGTGTCTGGATCAGTGGCCAGTGGTAGTGTGCTGTCTGGTTCTGGTGTTTCAGGATCAATGGCCAGTGGTTCTGTGATCAGTGGATCAGGGCTATCTGGATCTGTGGCTGGTAGTGGATCTGGTGCAGGATCAGGTTCTGGTGGTGGATCAGGTAACACCATTGAAGTGGTAACAGATGTGCAGTGTGTGGGCGGAAACATAGTGGTAACTAAACGGACGATCACAATAGCATGAGTACCTACAGCATAGGACCTTGCAACTGCTGCAGTTCAGCATGTTGTCCTGATCCGCCAGAAACACTCACAGCCACAATCACAGCCACAGGGGATTGCACATGCTGGGCAGGGACTGTGACACTAACTTATTCTTCCTCTGGTGATGGTGACAGGTGGGAGGCTAGTTCAGGTGTTTGTGGTTTTACTGGTGGTATGATTTTGGAATGTGTAGAAGGATTTTGGACCCTAATTTATAACTATCAGTCCAACATTCCCAACTTTGGTGCAGGCTGCATATTTGGAACAGTGGGAGGTAATGCTCTTTCTAATGTAACGTGTTCACCTTTTTATGTTGAAATCTCGGCTGGAATTCTGAGCTTTCTTGGTGGGAGTTGCTGTGGTGGAACTGTAACGATAATCATTACAGAGTAGGAACAGATGATTTTACCATGTGGCCATGATGTATTAGAATTGCATTCAGATTCCTGCAGGGTCTGTGAATTATTTCTTACAAAACCAGAATATGCTAAATTGTTTCGATCACAGGTAATTCAAAGAATCAAAACTGTAGTAAAAAAACCGTGTGTTTTTCTGGGGGAATTAGTTAACCCAAAACCATTTTGTGGCTGTGGTTCACAGCATAAATGCAGTATTCATGGTGAATGTGTGCTAACTGGTAATGGTGCAGGGAAATTTAAGGTATGCACCAATTGTGAAAATTACCAACATATGCAAGATCCTAATGAATCAGTAGGAATATCACTTGCACATGTTAAAATGGGTGAATGATGACACCAGAAGAAATTGTGGAAAGCTGTGCATCTGCCGGGGTTATTCTGTTCTTGAATGATGACAGGAAACTGTCTGCATGGGGGAAATTTCCAGATGACTGGATGACCAGAGTAAGTGGATGGATCCAGCACAGGGACCAAGTTCAGGAATGGTTAAACACACCATCAGAACAGCATTCATCCAGAATGTTGTCTGTCAGGGTAGCACAGATAAAAATGAGACTGAAAAAACCCTGTATTCATCTGGGTATACTTATTGAGGAAAAACCATCCTGTGGCTGTGGACCCAGACACCAGTGCAGCATCCATGGTGAATGTGTAACCCGTGGTAACACCAACAAGTGGCACATCTGCACATCGTGTGTGAATTTTGAAGTGGGTGATGAATGACCAGAATGATTTATGGAAACTTACCAGACCCCATTCAGGGACCAGAAACAAATTACCCACACATCACAGAACCTGATGGGATGGATGCTGTCCAGATGCATTACAACGCACTAGACAGCCTGATAGGCCTAAAGGAACAGGTACTACCACCACCAGAACAATGTTTTGGTGATGGTGTGGTTATTGTGGGCGGGGGAAAGTTTTCAGAAGGAATTGTCATCGCCTGTCGAATGCTAAGAAAAACAGGAAGTACACTACCCATCCAGGTGTGGCACAGGGGACCAGATCAGGAACCACTACCACTGGCACTGCTGAAACAGATTCCCGGTGTGGAAGTCATCAACAGTCTGGTGCATTCATCCCTGTACAATCCCAGCAGAATCCTAAGGGGATGGGAACAGAAACTGTATGCACTGGTACACTGCGGTTTTGAACGTGTTCTGTACATCGATGCAGACGCTTATTTTGTTAGAGATCCTGAACCACTGCTGAACCAGCTACACAATGCACCATTCGTGTTCTGGTCAGACTTTGAAAGTATGTACAACAACGTGAAGTGGACCAACGTCTGGCCCAGTGGGGACAGAGGTGTACCAGGTATTCAAGGTGGACAGCTTGCAATCCATCGAAAAAAACTGTGGAAAACCCTGCTGATTACCCACTGGATGAACCAACATTCGGACTTCTACTATCGGCACATGTTTGGTGATCAGGACACCTACAGGGTGGTTTTGGCTGCACAGAATGACCGTTCACTGTGGCATAACATAGGACCTGCACCATGGATATCCACGGCTTTTGTGTGTGGTATTGAACGGGATAAGCCACTGGTGGTTCACAGGTGTCAGGGGAAACTGTACAGGCACGAACACATCCCAGAAGGGAAACAGTCCTACAGTGCCCCAAAATGGAACTTGCCACGGGAGCAGGAAGTATTCGGGATGTTCGCTGAACTCCTATCTGACATTAAAGATTCTGAAAAGACTTTTGAGATGATCTATAACAAGAAAATCTGGGGCGGGAACAGTGGTCCTGGTTCCAATGTGTCCACTGAGGCTAGACCATATGTGGATCTGATCAACACATTGATTGCATGGTCATCTGATGGCAACAGACCACGGTCTGTGGTGGACCTAGGCTGTGGTGATGGTTCTGTTGGTATGGCACTGGAAAATGTAGCCTATGTGGGTGTTGACTGCACCAAAACGAACATCACAAAACTACAGGAACTGTACCCCAAAAAGATCTGGCTGCACATGGACTTTTTTAGGGATAGGGAAAACCTACCTGCTGGGGACTGGGCATTGTGTAAGGATGTTCTGCATCACTGGCCTGACAGAATGGTAGTGGAATTTCTGGACTGGGCACAGCAGACAAAGAAGTGGAAACGATTGATTCTGACACAGGATTCCCACCAGATAGTGGGTGGACCAGACACCTATCTGGGCGGGTACAGGGCACTGACCCACACCATGCTTCCACTGTCAAAATATCGGTTAAAACACATAGTATCCTACCTACACAAAAGCGTAGTCTGGATGGATCTAGAGGGGGGCACACAATGAATGAAGTGGCACGCGAACTGGGACCGAACACATACTTGATGGGACTGATTCTATTCGGTGTGGGTGCAGCGGGGTGGTGGTTTGCACAGCACATCCTGATCCCAGTTAGGGACCAGCACTGTAAATTCCTCGACAAGCTGGATGGTCACCTCGAAAAACTAAACACAGAACAAGAAAAACTGGCTGAAAATACAGCCACAATAATCAAGCAGATGGATACCATCACTTGTAGGGGACAGCAGTACATTTTGCAGCGAGAATCAAAATGATCCTTTCACTGATTCTGTTATGTGGTCAATTGACAGTTCCACCAGAAATCAAGGGACCTGTGTCTGGGTTCATCCCTGTCACAGCTGTGACAGAAGGGAAAGCTGTCAAGTATGTCCCACTGGATGCAGGCTTGCAGGTATTCCCACCTGGTCTGCTGGTCAATCCGAAGTCCACGGTGGTGGTAGCTGGGAAATCTGGTAGGTACAGACTGCTGTGCTATTCCTCTGTCGGTGACATACCCACAGACCCTGTCATCACCACCATAGTGGTGGGGGATCAGTCCCCAGTACCACCACCACCAACACCACCAGACAATGAACTGACAGAAGCACTGGCTGGAATCTATGGTGGTCTACAGGATCCAGCAAAATCACAGAAACTGCTGCAATACATCGACTGTTACCGCCGGTGTGTTCCTGTGGTCAGGGACACTACACTGACCACCACAGAAAAGCTGTACCAGGTACTACTGGCCCAACGGAAAGCCAGTGGCTTGCAAGATAATGACCTGTTACCTCTTCGACAGAGAATAGGCACAGAATGGACCAGAGTGCTGGGGACTAAT